AGATATTGATTTATTGCCGCTAATTAGCTTTACCAAACCGCTCACAGAGGTTAACGGTTGCCGTAATTCATGCGAAAGCATAAACCGAAACTCCTCAAGTAATACACGTTGGCGTTCGTGTTCGTGCGCGCTTATGCTGGTTACATCAACGAGCTGAAAGCCGATAAAATGCACCGCGCCCATAATTGTATAGATATTCCAAACATTGAAACGCTCGGATAAATTCTTTTGCTTAGTTCGGGCGTAAACTCTCGATGGTTCGGGCTGTTTATCCTTAGCCCTTTTAACGGCTTCTATGAGCGTTTCTTTATCCTCGGGGCTGCTAACTATGTCAACGATGTTTTTCGGCTTTATATGGCTCGCGTAATGTTTAAAAAGTTCGTTTGCGCTGACTATCGTACCGTCCGTTTCGGTAACAACGTAAAATAAGTCTAAAGAATTTTCTAAAATATAAACGGTAGACACATTGCAAAAATAAGCAATAGCGTTAAATTATACTAAACGTTTATACGTTTCTCAATTCAGTAATAAGCGAACGCCACGCAGCGCCGCAACCGATTAAATACTTAGCCGAAAGCCAAAGCGTAAAACTAAAAACAACTCCGTTTAAAAGTATATCGTAATTCATAGGCGTTTCCAAATCTTGGGTATTTCTTACGGGTTGACTTTTTAGCGTGTAGGCTGTGGGTTGTGGGTATAACGACAAATCGCACGGGCTAAGTGTATCGAAAGCGGTTAAAACTACTTCGGGCTTTGGATGAACGTAAGCCCCTGAAATAATTGCCTCATACGATTCTTTGTTCGCGTTCACGAAAGCCGTGTCAACCTCATAGCTCATAGTGTCCACGTTGAGCTTGTTGTGGCGTGCAATCTTGACGGTATCTCTACGAATCTGCTGCATCGTCTTTGGCTTTTGGAATGTACCCAGCGGCGATTAGCGTTGCTACAATTGCCGCGAGGGTTTCGGTTGAAATGACTTTAAAGATTAGTAAGAATATTGAAACTAAAATCATAAGGCTTCCGATAGTGCTACGCCAATGCTTGACAATGATGTCTATGATTCGCCTTGGTTTGGTAGCACGTTTTCGCATAGGTTAAAATACGCGAAAGCATTGCGAGCGTTGGGGCAATTGCGCCCTAAACTTTACACAAGGAGAAATACAAATTCGCCTCTTCGCGCCTGCGATTGGTTAGCCCTGCAAGCACCTTGCCGCCTGCCTTGTTCCATCTTAGGAACTCATCCAATATGCTCGGGTCTGCGTTGTTCGCTTTGGCTTTCTTGAGCAACGTGGATTTAATGAGTGCGCCTGTGCCGACATTGTAGGCAAAGCATACCAACGCATCGAACTGACATTGATTTATATTCGGTAGGTGCTTATTTACTGCCGCCTCAAATGGCTCAAGCGTTGCGAGTAGCAATTGCGTTGCTTCCTTTTCGCCGCTCAGCTTTTCGCCAAGAATAACCTTCTTGCCGTTCGGGTAGCGTGTCGAGCCGTAGCCTATGGTAGGCACGCCAGCAGGGCAAAGATAACTCGTGAGCCTCAAGCCCTCGTACTTCTTAATTAAGTTAAGTCCGAGAATCGAGGTGCTGCGCATTAGTTGATTTCGTATTGGAAGGTAAACGCAAAATTTATACCACCTATATTTGATGATGAAGTTGAATAGAAATATATTTTTAGACTATCACAAGCTATATTACAATTTGTAGTCTCTTGAAACAATTGACCTACACCAATTGGGTTAAAACTAACTGATGCTATTGGTGCGGTATATTGAAGGTATCCAGTACCACTTGATAAACTGAAATTTAAATCAACTTGTGCGAAAATTGTTGCCGTTACAATATTATCAACTCTTGAATAAAAGGCTCTTGTTGGAGTTGCACCTACTACGCATCCTGTAAAATCACTTAAAGTCGGTGTCCATGTTCCGCTATCTAAAACAGGTACAACAGGCAAAAGGCTTGACACCTCAATTTTCTTTGAGAGGTTATCGCTCGTATCAACAATGTACAATACATCGTCTGAAGCTGCTGCCCCTAATACTGGTAAATCGGTTACTTTAACGCCTGCCATAGTTGTAAAATTTGCCCACTAATTTACAAATTATTCAGATACGCTAACGCCTTTTCTGAATTATCAAATTGCTGCTCGTTGAACGTGGTGCTTGTCGTGGCAAAGCAATACACGCCTGCATCGCAAATGATGTGCAGGCTTTCGCCATCCACTATCTCCCAGTTCGGCTCAATTAGTTGCGCGCTAATTTCCCCATCCGCAACGGAAGAAAAAAACTGAATGCCTTTTGATGTGATGTTTACGTTTATCATAGTTTCTCAATTAAGTAGAATGAGCCAAAATTAGTATCGCCTGCGTTTGTGTTTTGAAGTGCGAATACAATAAACTGGTTAACCGTCCAATTTATTACACCAGTTCCTACACCTTGACTGCTGCCCATATCAGTAGCTAAACTAACCGAAGTGGGTATAACTTCGGTATTATTGTTTGAGGTCTTAACTGCCAAGTGCCTTGTAATCTGATTAAAAACGTTAACATTAGCAACAAGGTTATAAACCCCAAGTAATACAGGCGAACCACTTAAGTTTGCAGTTGTGTTGGCATAAATTCGCAATGTTTGATTTCCTGCCGTTCCCGTCTTTCGCGTTCTGTAAGTAATGCGAATAACATCGCCTGCTGCAAATGTATTCGCAGCGATAGCCTGCGTGTAAACAACTGTGTTTGTTAGACTCGAAAAACTTGCTGAATCAATTGCCGATTTATAAAATATCGGCAAGCTCGGGAAAGTTGCAAGTGTGCCATCCCCTCTAACATACTCGGATGTCGTGCCTGTTGGCGTGTTAAACTTGCCGTTGAATGTAGTCCAATCGCCGCTGCTTAATGCACCTCTGTTGCTTGCGCTGGCAGTTGGTAGGTTGAATGTGTGCGTGCTGCTTGCCGAGCTGATGCCGAAATCCGTTCCACTTGTACCCGTTGCGAAGTTTTGCACTTGCGCCGTCAAGCCGTTTAATGCGTTAAGCCCTGTGGTGAACGTAGTGATTACTTGACAAAGGTTATTGTCCTCGGTATGCAAGGTAATATTACGCCCCGATGTAGTTACGAAAATGCGTACTGCAAGCCTATCAGTTGCAGCCAATACAGTCGAAGGTACTGCAAGGGCAGAAACATATAAATCTACCACCGTGCCACCCGTAATGGCTTCGGGGTTTGTAGAGCCTGAAGATATGAGGGTAAAGGTCGTACCATCGTACTTGTAAAGCTCCATGTAAAAGCTCGGATTGCCACCGCCACTCGATGCGTTAAAGTACGTTTCAAAGTTCCAATTGCCTGAAGGAATTGCCAAAAGGTTTGGGTCGCCTGCATCCGTTATGAATTGCGCAATGTAGCCATCGCCTTGCGCATTTGTGCGTGTGAAGTTTGTGCCACCTCCAAGAACTGGCACACGGCTCATTTGAAAGTAAGCATTGCCTCCAATCGTGCCCTGACTTATTGAGCCATTGAGGTAATAATTAACGGATGCGCCACCGCCACCCCCCAAAGGGAAATTTGCCAAAGACCCATCGCCACGAACGTACTGGCTTACAACTCCGTTTGCCGTTATGTCAATGCTTGGCGTGGTGTTTGGGTTAGGTACTGCAACGCTGAATGCTGGGTTTGTCGGGTTAGGTACTGTTGCAGCAACCGATGTAACCGTGCCATTTGTAAGCGTTGGGAACGGCTGAGGTGCGCCCGTTCCATCTAAGTAGTCCGAGCTTGTTCCCATTGGTGTATCGAACTTGCCATCGAAGGTATTCCAATCCGCGCTGCTGAGGTAGCCATCGGTCGTGGTATCGGCTTGGCTGATGCTGATGTCAGGCGTAGTGCCACCGCTTGAGCTTATCGGAGCGGTTGCGGTTACATCCTCAACAATGGTCGCAGGCAAAACTGGTATAGTTGGCTTGTTTAATATTTGATTGTTTCCGCTCGTAGCGTTCCAATTCGAAGGCTGTTGAACCGTTGGAAAGCCTGCACCAAGATTAACCCAATAGCTCGTATTTGTTGGCAATATTGAATCGTTCGCAGCGATGCAGCGATAAACGTTGCCATTGTACCAAACAATGTTTCCTATCGCGTAAGCATTGCCAGTCGCGCTCAAATGGTCGGTCGTAAACGGCAAGGCTATTAACGCACCGCCACCACCACCGCCGCCAATTGCGATTAACGGGTCGGCGGGCGTACCATTTCCGATTATCGTTATGCCGTCAACAGATACCTCTGTTAAGCAAGGGTTACACGGCAAAAAGTCGGGCGGTAATGGTAGGTCGCCCGTGTCGCAAATATCGTAGCACGTATCTTCCGAGCCGCTTACAATTTCAACATCAACCTCGATAACAACAGTTGCAAATTCGAAGTTAGGCGGTAACGTTTTGTCGCCTACCGTGTACCCGTTCGGGATTACTTCGTAGCTAACTACATCGATGATATCTTTAAAACCATAATCGCGACCGCTTACCAACTTAAAAACGCGAGAGGCTACCCAGTCGCCTGCATCTTCGCTATCGCATGGTAAATTATTTTTTCTTACTACGGCATAAGCTGAAAGGTTAAATTTCGTCGAATACATTTGTTTGCATCCGCTAACCCTTAAATTTTCAACTTTTGAAATATTTACTTTGCCACGCTTCGCCCAAAATAGCGTACCTACTTTAGCGTCGTAATCCGTAACGGGTAGCGCTTGCCCGTCGCCTATGTAGTAAATCCACCCCTTATCGCCTGTAAGCTCACATAAACCGTAAATGCGGTCGAATATATTACTTACCTCAATTCGTTGGTTTAAACGGTCTATAATGGTTTTTAAAATCATGCTCCCAATTGTTTATTAATTTGCTCAGTTATTAACTGTGTGTGTATGCGTAAAAATTCCTTTTCTTCTTCTTCAGTTGGTTCGAATATAATACCGTAACCTCTAAAGAAAGTGTAACGCGGGTTTACCTCTCTACCAAATTGTAAGCCTTGCGCCTTTGCGTATTCTAAATCATTAAGCATTAACGCAGCCGCTAACCCTTGCTCGAGTATTGGCTCGGTTGAAAAGTTACGCCGTAAAAAGCCCGTTAACTCAAGTGGGATAGGTCGGCGCTGTTTTATTTTTGTATATGCGGGTGAATAAGGCGTACTGTAATTACCGCCACGCCTTGCGGGTAATGGTATCTTTTCGCCCGCCGTGTTAAGGTTACCGCCCGAAGTTTCAAAGATTCGATTATACATTAAGCGGCGTAATTCGATAGCGGCTAAATACAAAGGTTCGAAATTATCGAGCCATTGATTGTATAACGCGTCGGTTCGCTTTTTAACGTCTTCGGGTGTCATGGTAACGCCGTAACGTATTTAATATTTTTACGGCAATCGAAGCAATGGTTATCGTCGGGCAGTCGCATATTTTGAAGCATTGCCGTTAACTCATTATTGTATTGGTCGGCTGCAATATCGCGAGCGGTTGTTATACCGCCTAAATCCTTTGCACCTTTGTTAACGATTACGCTTGTGTTTGCCCGTTGGTTAGGGCTAACCGTTAGCGCATAATTGTATATTTCAACAGCCGTAGCGTATGCCAAAGCTAAACTCATTTGATTACCGATTGAACACAACCAGCCGCGACGGTCGCAGCTTACCGAGTAGTTTAAACTCATACCCGTCGTGTACTTATTATTTGAACTACTTAACACGCTTACGCCGTCCGTAGTTAAGTTAATGCCTATCGCATCGACGAACGGGCAAATATGCGCCTCACGAACCGAACCGCCGCAATCGTAGCAACTGCCCTTTTTAGGTATGAACTTTACGGTGTTCATTGTTGATTCATAAACGAAAGCTAAATCCAACTTGCGGCGCTTTGCTGCGAACTCCTTACCGATATAATATTCGATGCCGCCCGCCGTGTACGTTATTGTATCGATAAGCTGAAGCGTAGTCATATCGAAAACTAATATTGGCACGTTGGTATTACTCGAGTCAATTGCGAGCGTTAAATCGCTTATAAATAGGTTTAGATAGCTTAACGTGTTCGGGCTTATCTTTACACGAATGCCGCCGTAATTACCAGCGCCTAACGCGGTTTGTATGTTACTGTAATCGGTAACTACTTGCCCGACGCGTTTCGATTCGATTATAGTATCGGCTTTCATCATTGGACTAAGCCGCGTTAGAACGTCGCTGCTTAGTTTCTTCCAAGCGAAGGCGCGTTTATCCTCAAACAACTCAACGCCGTTGTTATATTGGTCGGTTATCAATTGCCCTAAAAAGGTATTGTTTATACCGAGTTCGTCGATATATAAGCCCGTCGTAGGTTCTGCGACGTTGCAATCGCGTAAGCCTAAAAGTGATTCGTAGCACATAGGTACAAAGATAAAAAAAAAGAGGGGTAATAAACCCCTCTCATTCAGTTACAAGATTATCAAAACCATTTTGCGTCAATAGGTCGTTATCGGCTTGCGATAATAAACCTACCGACGCAGCTACGGGTTTACAATCTCGATGCAGTTAACGTAATTGATGCCTGCGTATTTGTCGCCTGCTTCGTAAATATCGTCAGGTAATGTAACGAGTTTACCAGTATGCGTTAATACGATTGACAAATTACCACAATCGTCCTTCATGGTTAAGTCAACAGGCAAGCCCGCAGGGGTGAAAGCAATTGTTTTGCTGTAATTGCTACCCGCTACTGGAGTAATACCAGCGTTCCATTCTGCCATGTTAAATGATAACCATTGCATCGCGCCTGCGGTCGTTGCTAAGTTCTTTAGCTGCGAACCTTGAGCGGCTGCCAAACGTGCATCGTAAGCGAATCCGAAACCGTTTTGTTGCGAAATCGCTAACAAGTCGATACCGAACTGCGTGCAGCAACCAGCTTGCACCGCGTTAGCGTAACGCTGCATTTCAGCGCCACCAAATACAACGGGCGCGGCAGGGTAGTTAGCCATGCGCGTAGCTTGTAAGATGTCTGCCAAAGCAAACTCGTTCAATGCTTGCCCGCCTGTTTGGCGTGTTGCAATGCGTAAGCAATCACCGCTAACGGTGTAATAACCGCTAACCTCAGTACCCCAAGTGCCGATAGCGGCAACGGCTTGAGTTGCGGCGGCGCTTGCTACCTTTCTATCCATTACGTCCATTAAACGCATGATAGACTCGAGAACGTAACGGCTGTTTTCTTGGCAATGACGGGCGATAGCATCAGCTTCGATTAATTGTTCTGCGATGTATGTGTCAGTCGTTTCGAGCGTGTACGTTGTGGTGCTATCGCCGTAGGTGTTGGTAGCCGTACAAGTAAGGATATTACCACCTTCTTCTACTTCCGTTTCAGGTAGGCGCTGAATCCAACGAGCCTCAACGGTTTTTAGCTTGCCGCGTCCCGGTGCAACCTCTTGACGGATTAACTTTACGTTTTCAGGTGAGTTAAGGAATTCGAGAAAAGGCAACTGTTCGCGCTGCCCAACTTCGATAAAAAGCTCCGAAAGGCTCATTTGCACATTCGGGCATTCGGATAAAATGCGAGAAATTGACATTTTGTTTTTAGGTTTTAGATTTAACGTTTGCACTTAACAGGCGGCAAACATTCACGCCTAAAAATAATTTGTCATTTGAGCGCCGTAAATTTACGAAATGTTTTTTTCATTTCAAAGCATAGCGAGGGGGTTCTCCCGTGCAAGGCAGTTAAACGAATTTAATCGTACTTAAAAGATTCATTGCCCGTGTACCCCTTTTTTTTATTTGAGGTTGTTAACCGCTCGTCCCTACTTTTCAATCGCGCTAACTATTTCAACAAATCCCCTCGGTATACTTGAGCCTTTAGCCCCTTGCACTTGGTCGGTGTTGCCCCCCTCGAGTTTGCAGCGCACCTACGCATACCTTAGTTTATAAGTTCTTTAACGACTGCTTTTGATTGCGATTCCTCGCCTATGCTCACGGCTGAACTGGTCGGTTCATCAGCCTGTTAGGAACAAAAAAGCCCCTAAATAGCAAGGGGGTCTATTTAAGGGCGATATATCGAGAATGAATATCCGAGCTTAATTAGATAGCCCCCAACTATCTGTTGCAAATATACTAATTTTTTGAAAACGCAAAACATTAAATAAAAAAAGCCTACTTGTTAGGTAGGCTCAATTGTTGTCTAAGTTTTTAATAATTTACTTTATTTAAAGCGTCTCTTACTTCATTTAAGAAACTATCCTTTACCCAGCTTGAAGCAAATTTAATCTCGGTATTTTTAATTACATCAAATATGCTTATTGTGCCATAAGTTCCAAACTTTTCGGCTCTTACTAAAGATGCCCATTTTTCCCACTCATTAACTGAGTTTATTGAATTCCAAGTTGAAACTAAGTTTTCGATTCTGTTTGTGTAAGTTGTCATTGTGTGAATGTTTAATTGTTTAACTCTGCAAACATACAAACATTATTTGAATCTGCAAACTATTTCATACAATTATTTAAACTTTTTTTGTAAGTGCTTAATTTACTGCATAAAAAAAAGGACTGGAAGCGAAGCCAGCCCTTTTAAATTACCCTAACAGTAATCACGTTATGAACGTTACAAAGATATTACGGCAAATCGATTTTACCAAAAAAAGGTTTATCGCTTACCGACCTTCTACCCTCGCAGCTCCATAGCTGACGCGCCCACCAATTAGCAGAAAAACGCGGCGAAGGGATGCCGTTACTACGGGCGCAGTAATTATTACCCGCGTCCGTGCCTACCTTTATTCGATAACCCGAAGCGCCAAAATGCACCTCGTTACCTTCATCGTCTACGGCTTTATATTTCTTACCCTCGCGGTCTGATGCCGTTACATTGTAACCCTCATACATTGGCATACTTCAATTCTTTTAAGGTTTGTATTACTAATACCATTGCAGCGGTTAGCTCGTCAGCATCTACCATGTTTGAATGGAAGCCTTGCCTCCATGAGTGATGCTGTTCTAAAATCTGAATCGCTTTGCTTAGTTTCATTTAACAAAGAAACGAGGGTTAACGCCTTTAATTCTTTTTTCGGATTGTAATTCAAGCGGCGGTAAGATAGCCGCGCCTTGCCTGTTTAATGGCTTGCCCGCGTGTGGGTTCTTTTGAATGATACCCGCCGCCGTTGCTTCGGCAATCAGCACATCGTTAACACCTAAAAACGCGCCAGCCTTATCCTTAGATTTTAAGCGTTCGCCCGTCTTACGGTCTTTTACAAATGCGCTACCATCATCCTCTAAGTCGATAATAAACTTTTCGTTTATAGCCGATTTAAAGCCCTTAATCGTGTATTCATTTACGGTCGGGTCTAACTTCAAAGCACCGAGTTCGCGCTCAAATACGCTGCTTACCTTAATCGCTTTTTGTTCCTCGGCTGCTTGCGTTTTGTAGCTTTCAAACTGGGTTAACGCTTCCTGACGGGCTTGCTCTACTTCGCTGTATTTACGCTCAAGTGTTTTATGTTTCTTTTCCCATTCGGCTACTAACTCAGCCGCGCCGTTACCAGTTGCTTTTTTCTCCCATTCCTCGCGCTGTTTTTCGTATTCTGTTTTAGCGCGTTCGGCTGCGTTGCGAATTACGTCTAAGCTCTTTTGCTCTTTAAAATCTTCGTCAGTTAACGTAACGCCAAACGGTTCAAACGCACGCTTTACAACGTTCGCTATTGAGCCGTTAAGTTTACCGAGCGTCGCGGCGTGTTCTTTTTGGTCTATCCAATTCGTTTGGAATTTCTCCTTCGCCGTTTCGAGGCTTTCGGCTTCGTCGAGGTTTAGGAATTTGATTAACTCCATCGCCTCCTCGGGTTTCATTGCCATAAA